TCAAGAATCAATGGTAATAATACCCAGCATACTCTTATAAAATCATCTGGCATTTCGTTGAAGTCAAACGAATCAAGTATTTTTGTGTGAGTCTGGCGATATTTGACCATAATCACCGTCTAATTTCCGGAATAATATATTCCATGTTATAAGCGTTGAATACATCTTTTTCTTCCGGAGTTTCAATAATTGTGCTTCCGTTCCACAATCTACCGTCTTTTACTTTCAAATATCCTGGCATGTATCCGCCGTACTGTTTTGGTGTAACCATTTTGTGACTGAAGTCTGCCGAACCAGTACGGATCATAAATATCACGCCCCAACACTCCGGAGTGGTAATAAACAGGTCGCACATGCAATGCCGAAGGTTTATCTGTTTGAAATGTTCACCGTCTTTATGGAGCGCGGCACCATTCAAGCTAAGCACCTGTGATATTCCATTTGCGTTACAATATTTTTCTCCGAATAAGTCAGTTTGCTCTTTCGGGATACACACCAATTCAATATCGCCTACGTCCGGTTTATTCCTCCGTAAACTTCCGGCTATTTCTATCCTATCGCATGCTGGCCGCAAAATACGCATTAGTTCAATTGCCAATCCACTGGCAAATTTATGATCAAGCCTATTCCCTTCACTCATTGTTTCACTCCATTGTAAAAAGAATCCGCCTACCCGATTTCTTGATTGTCGAGGTCAAGAGATGTTTGGGGTAGGCGGTAATTCACTAAGATATTTGCATCTCAAAACCTCGACATAATAAGTATAGCATATCAGTCATCAATTACAAGTTCCAACTGATCGGCTTTTTGCCGCCTGATTACCATACGCATAGCACCACAGGCCAGCCAATGACCGCGCCAGCCGTTGCCGTCTTTGTACTCAGTCATCAGGCTGCCTGTCCTGTAGGGGTACTTTCGGCAGCCGCATACGGTCGAGACGCTATGGCTCCGCATCAGGTCGCGGCATTCTGCGCAGGTGTGACCCGGCGAAGTCCCGTGCGTTTGGTGCATATAATCCAGTCCTGTTTTGATGACCGGTTTCACGTGGACTATCAGTAACCGGGGTTTAGACATCAGTTTACAAAGTGTCATAGTTGGACTCCTAATCGAGCGTGATACCGGCATTGATAAACAAGTCAATGGATTTATATTTCATTTCGGCATCCGCCAGGTTCTTTACCGCAATCCTGTAATAGCTATCTTTCAATTCTATGCCGATTGCTTTACGCCCAAATCGAATAGCCTGGTACGCCTCAGAACCAATCCCCAAGAACGGCGTAAGTACCGTTTCTCCTGGATTAGAATACAGTTTTATGCATCTTTCGATTGTTCCAAGTTGCAACGGGCAAATGTGCTTTTCGTCATCCGCAGCGCGCGCGGTCGTGTATTGCAAAGTATCACTTTCATGAATCCCGAGCCAAATACCTCCGGCCCAGTCAATCCAGGTTTCGTTATTCATTTCCCCATTTTCAACCGGGGTAATAGGGGTTTCGTTGTCGCCGGGCTTTTTGAAAATCAAAATTTGGTCTAAGATTGCCGGCCTGCTTGCAGAACTATCTTTTTTCAATGTAGCAAATAAAAGCGCTTGCGCTTTTGTCCTGATTGCCTGTGCCTGTGGATTTTTACCAACAATCGCCCGGCCAACAAATACCCATCCCTCTTTTTCATAGGCCGTGATTACTGCGCCGGGAAAGTCCCTCATTCCGATATAACCATCTTTGATACTCATAGCTGGAATATCCGAGGAATGAACACAAGTTACCCGCCCCGGTTTGGTAACTCGCAATAATTCCCGGATAATAAAAGCATAATGATCGAAAAATTCTCCCCAGTTCCTGGAATTACCAAGATCCAATTCGCTGGCAGAGTATGTATATAAATCTGCAAAAGGGGGAGAATATACCGAAAGATGGATACTGTTTTCTTCAATCTCCTGCAATCTTTGACAGCTATCTCCCAACATGGCAGTGTATTTATCACCCTTGATTGTCTTTTCGGAATAATCAAACTTTACTTCTTGATCACTTCCCATCTTGATCTCCTCCTCTTCATATTTTTGAACGTGTTTTATGAGCTGTGCACTCATGTTCATAGATACCGCTTCTTTTTGCATGACATTTGCGTAAATCTCCCGCTCCGCCTCGGATAAAACAATATGCACATTGACCGGTTGTTTTTGACCAAATCGCCATTCACGGCGTATTGCCTGATAATATGCCTCCCAACTATCAGATAATCCAAGAAATAACATATTGTGAGCATTCTGGAAGTTCATCCCAAACCCGGCTATTTTTGTCTTGGTTACTAGGATGCGGTATTTTTCATCCTGAAAATCCTCGAATGCCTGCGCTTTATATTCCGGTGTATCAGAACCTTGAACCTGACGGTAATTATCAATAACCTTGCAGATTTCATCCGCCTCGGATTGTAAACCGCACCAAACAATCCATTGATCGTCTCCGCCATCAATAATCTCTACCGCCTCGCTGATACGATCTTCTATGGTTGCCATTCGGACTTTGTGCCTGTCCTGAATTCCAGATAAACCGGTAAAAAATAATTGATCGTCCGGCTTATAATCCACGGCGATAAAATGCGGATAAACATTCATCTTCGGAAGGATATACCCATCATCGTCATAACCCAAATCAGATGGTTTTCTCAAACTGATAGACCAGGACGACATCCATTTATAGAATGCTTCCATTGCATGATTTTTCAGGCGCCATTCCTGCCCCTGGCTGCCAGAACGCTTTGTTTTTACCTGGCGGCCGTCTCCAACATCCTGATAATCAACTTTATTCGCGTGCACGAAAAACATAGCCAACATTTCATTGGTTGTGGCAATTCCTAGAAACTCGCTATGATTCCCAATTTCTGATTGATCATTCGGGGCCGGAGTTGCGGTACAGGCAAGCCTGTATTTTGTATCCCCAAACATATCTATCAATTTGCGCCGGGTTACACCATCAAACGATTTCAAGATGCTGCTTTCATCCAGGATAACCGCGTCAAATTCTGAAGGGTCGAACACCTCAATCATCTCATAATTGGTGATGCAAATCATGGATGACACTTCGGATTGGTGCCGGACATATTGAATTTCTATGCCGATCTTTTTGCCCTCGCGGACAGTTTGTCGGGCAACAGACAGCGGAGCGACGATCAAAGTTCTTACACCCATTAGCCGCGCCCACTCAACCTGGACAAATGTTTTACCAAGTCCGGTATCCAAGAATATAGCCGCCCGTCCTTTGCCAACTGCCCATCGGACAACATCTCTTTGGAAGGGGAATAAAACCGGATTTACATCATCCACGCTTATATCTTTGCCATGGAATGAATTCATTACCCGCTTTGTTTTTATGAAGTCTATATATTTATCATTCATGGGTTGGTCTCTTTTCTGTGATGTGAATTATACGCCATAATGTATATTTTACAACTGGCATAACTCCCGCTCCTGGTATCTGTATTCCCCGTGATACTTTACGGCCGATTCAAGATAGGCCAGTGCCGCATCTTCAGCGGTCGCAAAGCAGCCGATATTGATACACCGGCCGTCGACGGTTATCCTTGCCCTGTACCTGTCGCGCTGCAGGAAAACACCCTTATAAGGCACGATCTTACCGCGCTGCACGATCTTGTTGAGATTGTTCTGTGCAATCGTCACCAGACGCAGATTGGACTTGCGGTTGTCGAGCGTGTCGTGATTAATGTGGTCTGGCACCAGCCCGACCGGCGCGGCCATGATTACCCGTGACATCTGGTAAGTCCCTTCAAGGATATGATGCGTTGAGGCGTAGAACGAGTGCGACCCGTTATCCCAGCGGGCATACCATTCCCATGACGCGAGTCTGTCAAAGTCATCGTCGTCAACTATTGAGAATATGCCCTGCGTGAGTGGAATTTGTTTTGACATTGATAATTCCTTTATGCTATACTATTTCTGAACGAGTTGGTCTCTTGTTCGGCTGGCGTCCAAAATTAATCTGGGCGCCAGTCTCATTTAATCGTAAGTGACATCAAACACGTGCCCCATTGGCATGGCCGCGATTTCATCCGCTGTGTATCCAAGAGCCTCAAAATACGCGGCTAGGATTTCAAACACTTTGGGTGAAAAGGTTTCGTCTTTGTCGCGGCCAGCCAGCTTCATAATGGTTTGATAATTCAAGCTAGATCGCCCTGCAATCTGCCGCATGTTCTTGACCTGGCCGGCCGCAACTGCCTTGTCGAATAAATCAGGGTTAGGGGTAAGTTTCATACGGACTCCTTGATCGGTAAGCCGATTTCGTTACGAATTGAGGCAATGTGCTCTTCGAGATATGGTAGTCTTTTTGACCAATCACCATCCGAGCGGGTATATCTTGAAGTGAACGCGAGGGACAAATAATTTATTGCAGCCGCGCCTATTTCAAGTCTTACCATTCTGTCGAAACATAAAACCACAAGTTTTGTTAGGATGTCAAAATCATAGGTTTCCAAACCACCAGCGATAACAACGCGAATATACCTATCGTCATTCCACTGTACGCGTTCGTGCAATACTGCTTTTTGAATATGGTAAATTCCCTTCCATGCCTGACCGATAATATCTGCGACTTCAACTCCAAACTCGGACATGGTTTTATTATCGTGATCTAATTGCCTCTGAATCCAATCCGCTCCTGAATATTTATCGCTCATAAATTCTCGCTTTCCTGTCTCATGGTCTGCCTACTTGGTCAACTGGATATGTCACGCTGATAGTCGGTGACTTCTCGGTAAACTTGCCGGGGTAAGACTTCCCGCGCCAGTCCTTTTTGAGTATCCATACGCATACCTGAGTATCGGTACACCATTGGACTGTGCCGTCGCCGTCGGGCGTGGCTATGAGCTGGTAGCGGTGGTAACGGGCGGTCATGGATCGACCTGATCTAGTTTTTCGTAGAGTTCGTCAATCTCGTTATTCAGACCGTCGATGGTTTGATCTTTCGACTTCAATATCGTCTCAAGGCGGACATGCTCTGTGTGTTCATCCTGCCACATATTGCCAAGCCGCTCAATCTCCTTCCGCGCCTCTATCAACTCCCGCGCGAGGTCGGCATCGGTCAGGTTCTCGTAGACCGTGGACGTGTGTTTCCGCCAGGCTATCACTTCGAGGACTGCGGCGGGGGTGGTCATCGCACCATGCTCCGCAGCATACCGGCTCTCACGTCAAGGTCGGGGTTATCAAGGTTGGGATGTTCATCCAGCCAGGTACTTACAATATCCATTGACTGCTCGGGGTATATCAGCATATCTTCTACCAGCTGCAGCAGGGACAGGATGCGCTCGTCTCGCACGTCTGCGGACAGTCCGGCGGCGTTATAGTTGTTTTCAAGTTCGTTCATTGTGTACCTTTCTTCCTTCGCCGGGCATCATGTGGACTGCCCGGCATTGAGGAGGAGAATTATTTCTTTGCCAGTTCTTCAATGCGGATGCAGTCGCGCACGAAATCCAGGTGGATTTTTGCAAGGGCAAGCGCGTTGGAATCTTGCCGGTATTGGACTTCGAATTTTCCGAGAATTTGGTAGCTGTTTGAGAACATAGCCAGTGCTGCGGCTTTGCGTTCGTCCTCGTTCTTGCCCTGGATTTCACCGGTTGCGATTGCCTGCAAGGTTGTTGTTTCGACAGCTTCTTTTTGCAGTTCAAATGCCAACCCGGAAGTAAGCGCCTTATCTGTATTGGCAGATACTAAATCATAGGCGATTGTCAGTTCATTAACTGTTACTGTCATTTTGGTCTCTTTCTATGCGTGTACCATGCGCATCCCGGAATAATAGGTTAGTCAGGGTCTTCAATCGGCTGTTTACCGCGATAGAACGCAACCTCTGCCCGCTGCTTTTCGGACGGGGTCATCTGATAGACCAGTTCCCCGCCGCACTCGGGACATATCACAGATTTTGGATCTGTTTCAGCGTGGCCGCATTCATCACAGACATAATCGCCGGATAAGTCTGTCATTTCACTAACGGCGGCTGTTTCGCGCCGGGTTCTTCCAGTACGCCGCTTTCGCGGGCGGCGATAATCATTTCAAGTGCCTGTGCATGGATGCTGTCCTGTTCTGTGGCTTTTTCGCCTTTCGCGCGGATGCCCTTCAGGTGGAAACGCAGCTCGCCGGTTGCCAGGCTTGAATACAGTCTGCCCTTGCCGTCCTTTTCTTGGCAGGCGATTTCAAGGTCGCGGTTGAGTTGTGGTTTTTCCGGACCTCCAAACCCCATTTCTTCAATGGCCTTGTCGGCATCGAAATTAGGATCAACTTCGCGTTTCGGTTCTTCCATGACGATTCGCACGTCTTCAGCATCAACCGTATCAGCCGAATAATTTTCCGGCTCTGGCAGGTGGATACGGGGGAAGCGTTTCCGAAGGCAGAGCTTTTCGCCGCGTTTCTTTGCCCGTTCGTGGCGGTCAAACTTTTCTGCTTTTCCCGGAGCGCCAAAACTTTCACTGGCAAATATAACGCCCCATGAAATCGTTACCGGTTCGGCTCCAATTAATTCGCGTGCCTTTTCAAAAGCATCAAAGAACGGAACGCCAGCCTTGACAAAGTCAACGGCAATATCCTTGATAGAATCAGTCCACCGCTTGCGGGATACCGAGTCGTGCATGACAACTTTGTAGGCAATGTCGCCCCGTTCGGGTTCGAAATTGCAATCACCAGGTTCGGTATGAAAATATTCACACCATAAATTGCCGCCTTGCTGCCCGGCTGTTTTGGCTTCCATGTCAAGCTGATCCTGTGCCTTTGAGCGCCAACCAGCCACGCCCGGACAAGGTCCGACACCGGGCAGATAGTAGCATTCCCCGGCAAATGGGTTCAATCCATTCGCGCCGGCATAATTCGCCAGAGCGTAGATTTCCGGGTCGGTCAGCTTGTTCCCGTTGACAATCATGTGCTTCAACTGGATTGCCCACTCCCTGGATTTCTGGATTTCAGGTGTGACAATCTTTTTTGGTACATCGGTTTGTGTTGCAAGTGCATTTGTGTTTTGGTCTGTCATTTCTTGTCCTCTCTTTCATAAACATACATTCCAGAATCGATCATTCTTTGAACTAAAGCGGCTTGCATGCAAATAATGAATGCCGCTGGTTTGCAAGTGAAGTGAGGCCAGCCATATTGCATACTTACTGACTTCTTTTCTTGTGCAAGTTCGCATAACCGTTTTAGCGATGTAACTTGTTCCATCTATCCTCCTCTTTCAAATTATCGGGACTGGCGGTCGGGCATTTGCCCTGTAGCAGACTTAGCCTTGTGGCAGATCAAGCCACTAAATTGTTTGGAAGGTGAGGTTTCCGTTTCTCCATCCGCGATCTAATTTCCGCCAGTCCCGGCGAATGGCTAAATTATTCCAATCAATTCCAACCGTGAACAGCGTGCTTTACCATCCGTATTGTATGGGATTACTACCCCGACACAATCCATCCAATGGATACGACAGCGCCAGATTCCAGGATTGTTCTGATCGTTTTTTATCCATTTGATAGTGGCGAAGTTGATACCGCATCCACAGTCGTTTGTTGGAAGTGGATTAACGTTTTCTTCAATGAACGAACCGGCTTCTATTTTCCATTCTGGCTGCTTGTAATAAGCACCGAACGTTTTATAAACAATGAACCCGAGATCATCATGCTCGAAATTTTCTGACATCCACTTGATAGGATTAAAGAAATTTTTGGCACCACTCAGGTCGGCACCACTCAGGTCGGCACCACTCAGGTCGGCACCACTCAGGTTGGCACCACTCAGGTTGGCATCGCTCAGGTCGGCACCACTCAGGTTGGCATCGCTCAGGTCGGCACCACTCAGGTCGGCACCACTCAGGTCGGCACGTCTCAGGTCGGCACCACTCAGGTCGGCACCACTCAGGTCGGCACCACTCAGGTCGGCACGTCTCAGGTTGGCACCACTCAGGTCGGCATCGCTCAGGTCGGCACGTCTCAGGTTGGCACCTATTGGGCACGACCAGCGTTCTCCGCCTTTCTCATCGCGGAGCCATTTACCATGTTTCTCGACAATTTCACTCAGGTTAATTGATTGATCCATTTCCATCCTCCGTTCTAAGTCCCGTTGTCCGGGCGGATAAATCATTCAAGCTATTCAAGAAGTCGATCAGGCTAATATCGTCCGGCGCTGGTTGGATGTACTTCGCCACGTGTTCGTCAATCCATGCCTGCGAACGTTCGCATTCGTTGAACGTGTCCATCCATGTACCGTTCGACTGGCGATAATACATCTGATGATTGCCGCGTCCGTCCCAGTCAGGGATGATGTAGCGCACGCCGTAATACGGTTTCTTGCTCATCGTCCCGACTTCCATACCGCACGAATTACCGCAAATAGAACGAACGCGCCAAATGTCAGAAAAAATGCGATTACGAAAATCATCCATACGTCCATGTGGTCTCCTGTGCCGGTGTATTCGCCCGCCGGCAGGCTTGAGGGATTAGATGCTGTAGGATAGAAACTTGACGAGTTCGTCAAGTAATTCGTTTACGTGGGCTAAGTCGCCAACCTGTCCCCAATTTGCGCCATTTTCTACGGTTGATTTTTCGTGTTTCTCAATCAGCGTTTCCAGTGATCTGATTTGTGAAATGGCGATGTTGTGTTTCTGGTTATATTTGATATTGGCTTCGTTTCTCATCTTGGTCTCCTGTTTGGTTTGTTAGTATCATTATACGCCGTTATGTACAAATTGCAAGTGATAAAAAAGACTTTACAAAGAAATTACAAAATGTTCTACTTGTTCTATTTTTCATGTTGCATATTATATTTGTGATGGTGAATGAAACGGTTACTTCTACTTCTACTTGAAATGTAATGGCTTCGGCCAATAAACCGCTTCAGCTTGTTCCTCACAAAAATTGAATAAGTGCGGTGGTGTAGTTTTTGGTTACTTCACTTGTAATGACGAGGCCGCGGGTTCGAATCCCGCATCAGGGTAAAACCTGATTAGCTCAGCGGTAGAGCGCGAAAACAACCAAAAGCGCCTGTTCCCCGACAATTTTCTCTCTAAGGAGTAGTGAATGAAAACGAATGTTAAATCACGTTTTACAGAAGTTACGCACGAGGGAGCGCCTGCTTCCCGGATGAACGCCGAGCAAGAATTGCGGCGTTCTTTGATGTCCTGTATGTTGTGGGAAAATGAGTTCTACGAGGACGGTGTTTCAATTGCGACTCGAATTGCCAAACTTGTACCGCTGGTTTCCCCCGGCAAAGTCCTTGAAATGGTCAATGAAGCCCGTAATAAAATGAACCTTCGCCATGCTCCGTTGTGGGTTATCCGGTCAATGGCGCGGTTGGAAGATCATAAGCATTTAGTAGCACAAGCCCTTGATTGTGCAATTCAGCGGCCAGACGAAATGACAGAATTCTTGTCTCTTTACTGGAAAGACGGGCGCGAAACACTTTCAGCCCAAGTCAAAAAAGGACTTGCTAAAGCGTTCAAGAAATTCAATGCCTACCAGTTAGCAAAATACAACCGGGATGAAACCGTGAAGCTCCGGGATGTCCTTTTCCTTTGCCATGCCAAGCCGGAAACAAAAGAGCAGGAAGCCACATGGAAGAAACTTGTCGATGGCGCGCTGGAAAGTCCTGATACATGGGAAGTTTCACTATCGGCTGGCAAAGATAAAAAAGAAACATGGGAACGATTACTCACAGAAAATAAACTCGGGGCATTGGCTTTGCTGCGTAATCTCCGAAACATGAAAGAGGCCGGGGTAAACGAAAAGATAATCTTTGCCGCCCTTGAAAAAGCCAAAGTTGACCGCGTCCTTCCTTTCCGCTTTATCGCCGCCGCCCGGTATGCCCCACAATGGGAAAGCCGCATAGAACCCGTGATGTTGAAATGTATTGAAGATCACGCAAAGTTACCAGGTAAAACCGTATTGCTTATTGATGTATCCGGCTCTATGGATGCAGAAATATCTGCTAAGTCTGATATGCAACGAGTCGATGCAGCTTGCGGGTTGGCCGTTCTTGCCCGTGAGTTATGCGAGTCGGTTTCGATATTTTCATTCTCACAACTCGTAATCCAGATTCCAGATCGTCACGGCTTTGCCTTACGGGATGCGATAAATACTAGCCAATCTCATGGCGGTACATATCTTGGCGCTGCTATTGAAGCCATCAATCGGCAGGAAGCCTACGACCGCATAATTGTGATCACTGACGAGCAGTCACATGATGCCGTGTCAAACCCAAAGACAACGGGATATATGATAAACGTTGCATCAAACAAAAACGGCGTAGGTTATGGAAAGTGGCGGCATATCGACGGATTTAGCGAAGCGGTATTTGATTACATCGTTGAAGACTCGCAGTAAGTAACAAGAACGTCATCCCGTAAAGTTCATTAGGCTTTACGGGATGTTTCAAACAAGAGGCCAAACATGCAAAAAACGAATAGCTTTCAATTGTGCGACTTCCACAACATGCCCTGCAAGGCCGGTACGAATTGCTAGAAACGGCTTACATGTCTAAAGACGTGGATTTACTCATTCCGGCGAAATTCGCCCTTTCTGACGCGATTCTGCGTATGGGATACGACCCGAATAATCTGGATCGCAAGGCGCGTGAGGACATAGCAAATCGGCTATCAATCGTCGCCAGAAAAGAGCCACCCTGGCACCAGAAGTATATTCACAATGTATTAGCGGGGACTTTGCCGGCCGGCAAGAAACTTTATGCAGCTATCATCAAACTGCAATCCCTGTCTGCTGAAATTCCGTACATCGTCATCGGCAATGTCGAGCCCGGCGCGTTGATCCTTGCCGATAGCCGTCGATGCGAGTACCCGCCCTGCAATGTCGTATTCGTTCCGAGAATGCCAAATCAGAAGTACCATTGTGATGAATGTAATAAGGCAATGAAAAAGTTAAGGAGGATGAAATGGAATGGTATATGTGGGTAATAATATATATCGTAATTGGTTTTGTGTCGGCATGTTTTGTGTCTTTTTGCGAGGGAACGCGCCAGAGTAGCGTCTCTGAAAGCGATGTAGCTTTGTATTGGATATTTTGGCCGTTAATATTTCCATTGGCGATAATTTATTATGGAATAAGTCTTATCAAGTTGATGAGATTTATGGAATCTATAAACAAAAAAGGCAAGAATTTATGACCGACACTTCCGCCTACCTATGCCCTGAAGGTCAACGGCTCTGGGATTAATGGAACAAGGCAAGATTTATTTACACCCCTGAAAACTGGAAAGACGATAGTTTTGTAGAAGCGGCACTAAAAGCCAACGCCGCATGGACGGCTTACCAGGATCACCGCGCGGCCTGTAAAGAATGCGGAAAAGGAGCGAAATATGTTAGATGAACTTCTGCAACCACCAAGTGATGATGATTTACGCAAGTTTGCAAATGGCACGAGTGGGATTCAATGGTACAGAAATATTGCCGAAGAACTTCTAGCCCGGCGCGAGGCGGACAGATGGATACCGGTTAGCGAATGGTTGCCGAAGTTCGACAAAAATGTTTTGGTAATTAGCAAGAATGGATTACAATGGGTTGCGGCGATTGATAAAAAATTGGGGTGGCTTGATAACATTGAAGGATACATCGACAACGATGTTACACATTGGCGACCATTGCCAGAATCGCCAGAGTCCCCATAATGATACATCTCCAGATTGCAGTATTTGAAATTAGCATCGCCTTTGCGGGTGCTGGTATTTACATGCTAGCTATTGAACGACAGGTGATGACGGCGCTATTCTTTGCCGTTGTGTCTGTGGCGTTCGCAATCCTATTTGTGGGGTTGCGGGTTCACGAGATAGACAAATGAGACGCCGCACCTGGCACTACGTCTGTAAGCCAGCTGTGTACGAAATCCAGTGCGACAAATGCGGTGGCGTCAATATCGAATGGAGCGAGTGGGCGCATATGATCTGGTGCTACAATTGCCAGATTGACACGCCGGGCACTGGCGGAATATTTGACAGTCCTATACCAATGGGCGTAACGGAATTACTCGGGATGTCGCTTGACCGGTACAATATGAAACGGGACAGAATTGAAAGACCGCGAATTGTCGGGAAGCAGATAAAGTATTTTGCAAAGGTTGAAAAACCGTGCTAAAATAATCTAGTCCAGACTCCTTTCTTTCCACCCTCCTAGCAAAACACCCCCCACAATTATTCGGAGGGTGTTTTGTGTAACCGGCTTTACTATCGGATGATCTCAAAGAACGGCAATAATTTTATATAGGCAAAAACGATCAATCCTGATTGTGTTATCAATACACCTACAATAGCACCAATCAGTAATCGTTTTCCCCACTTGTTGTCATCCTTCTTTTCTTTTATCGCTTCGGTTCTGGCTGTCTCTTTGCACTTCTTTTCTGCAAGATATTCACGGCAGGTATCCCGCAAGGGCGGCTCCCCATTGCCAATATAAATATCCTTGAACATGGAAGGAAGCGGATCAATCGCCTTTTTTATTATTGCTATGTCTACCGCCATTGTATTGAGTAATTCTGTGTTTGTCGGTCTTGCCACGTTTCACCTCAAAAGAAATATGGGATCACTACCAAAGCCATAAAAGCCAGCATCCAGAGCGCATTGATCAAGCAAGTATCATTGCAATATTGCACATAATCAGGATGCTGGATATATTTCATTCGTCTTCCATCCTCACGTAATCAACGCCTTTTTCCTTCAGGCAGACATAATATCCGTCCGCCGTTTTTCCCCACACAGTTACTATGTCAACAATATCGAGCGGCGGAGAATTCTTACCAATGCGCTTGACCAAGTTGAATAAAGACACTTCCGGCGACCTGCGTACTCCGAGTGTATCAACCAGTACAGTACCTTTCACATCATCCTCACTTTCAAATTCATCAATCATTGGCTGCGGGTCAACCGGCGAACCATTGAGCCGTAACTCAAAATGCAGGTGCGGCCCGGTCGAGTTCCCCGTATTTCCGGTAATGCCGATAATATCCCCAGCCTGCACAACCATACCGACAAAGACATTGACCTGCGATAGATGCGCGTAAATCGTGACATATCCATTCCCGTGATCTACCCTGACGCACCTGCCATAACCGATATTGCTATTTTCTACTTTTGAGACAAAGCCATAAGCCGCGCTTTTACAAGGTGCGTTATACACGGCGTAGTCAATGCCGCCGTAGTAGTATGTGACATTCGGCGTAGTGGTCGGGTATGGATACCACCCGTTCGCGTATGCCAGTTTGACATGATCATCGAACGTCTGGCTTATGTACTGGTAGGAGTCTAAAGGGCATCGGAGTTTCATAATTTCTTAGCCCATTCTTCGAGCGAGCGTATCATGCCCTCTACGCCTTCTTTGTCAAGAAATAGGGCATCCCCGTTCACAATGCGTATTCGCGCCAACTTTCGCGGGTCTTCAACTTTATTAGGGGTGATAACGAGAGATGTTCTCGCACTACATGCGTAGTCGGGATCGTTGTCCGTTCCACACTGACAGTAAATCTCAGATTTATCTAACATTAGGAGTCCTTTCAATAACAGGCGCGATACTCGCATCGGGAGATTCCAGTCTTTCGGATCGGGTTTTGATTGATAACGTCCTAAACCATAAATTGTGTCTGCCATAGTGAACCTCTATATTATTCCGTAGTTTCTGCAAATTTCCATAGAATTTATCCATTATATTCTATATTTATTTGGGTTCGGAAAACAGTAGATGCGCCTAAGAGAGTAGACGTATCAGAAGAACTGCCCGTATATCCGAGTAATGTTAAATAATGGTATCCTGGTGATAAATTAGATTTTCTATTTGATAGTGAAATTGGTATAACTGGCTGTAATACCGAGGATGCTTGACCATATGCTATTCCATCCTCGGGTACAGCGCCATCGTAACCAAATGCACATCGCATATCCGCTAACAACGATGCTTCTGTATATCCAATAATATTAGCAGACGCAGATATTGTTTCTGGCAATCCTATAACAAATCCAATTCTAATTTCCGTATTTATTTCAGTCCATGATGGTCCAGCGAATGTTTGATTTGACGTAAATACATTCCATCCGCTTTGAGATAATTTATTGTAACAATTATATATAAATAATTTTGATCTTGATTTTTCTGATTGACCATCTAAAACCATGCGAATAGTGCCTACATATCTATATTGCGTTGCACCAGTTTTACAATAAATACCAGAAACCGTTTCCAACGCAATTCCCCTAGTTGTATTATCAGTCCATTTTGTGCTAGACATTGCCGGGATAGAATCAGAAGTTGGATAAACCCAAATATCAAAATTATCAGATGTACTATAATCTGTTGTTGATATGTTAAGCATTAAATCTGTCGATGGTATGGTGTATATAGTCCATGCTGTAGTATCTGTTGAGCCATCGTGCAAACTTATTTCATCACCATTAAATGCAGAAAAATAAAGAATCTGTGCATCTGTTGTTGCATAATCTGATGTGGTTATCGGAGTTTGATTTACAAGAGTCAACCTTCCGTTACATGGATATTTCCAACCTCCGCTTCCTCCGGCAGGAGTAGAAAATGATCCCGAGCCACTCAAATATTCAGTATTTACACCGGATAGTTTTGGTAGAAGGCCGTGCGTTGTGGTGTTGGCATCGAAATCGGTGGTAGCAGAATTAAATAAACCCAATAGATTATCTAAAGATAATAGGCGCATGTAAGAATAGACATCTGTTGTTCCAGATAAAACATCAGATGATTCAACAAGGTAACCAACCCCGCGAACAGTTTGCGAGAGGTCTGGAAGTGAAGAAAATTCTCCGCTTCCTGATAAAAACAATAGAGACGACCCCGGATATTTCTTCATCAGCCCATGTGCATAAATAGACGCGTCCAAATCTGTTGTATCGTCTGGCGACTGCAGATCATCCAGTTTTATTGCGCCACCGTCCGCCGGGCCGGTATGCCCATGCACAACAAGGTCAGAGGAAGCACCACCCCCCCCGGTTACGGTCGCCCATTCACCTTTACCATTTACATATTGATCAGATGACCCGGATAGTTTTGGGAATAACCCATGTGCATCAGTCGTTGAATTTAATGTTGTGACATCTGTAGGTGCGGAGATTGTATCGAGTCTAAGCATTCCGCCAGTATCCGAACTGGAATGATTGTGTTCTATCAGATCGGTGGACGACCCACCAGCGGGTGTTGCCCATGTACCCAAACCACTCATAAATTCAGTGCCAGTACCCGATAGCTTAGGCAACAATCCATGCGTATCCGTGGAGGCATCATTACCCGTGCTGTCTGTAGGAACGGCTATGGTATCCAACCTTATCAATCCGCCGTCTGTTGATGCAGTATGGGTATGTGTGATCAAATCAGAGGAAGCGCCGCCTCCACCACCGGTCGCAAGTTCCATCCAGTTCGCGCCATTACTGAAAAGGATAGTTGTATCGTATTGTTCAACCAATGTTTTGGTCAAGGAACCGTTGATTGTTTCTGCCCCGTCTCCATCAATGGTAACAATATTAGCCGAAGCATCCAGTTTACGGATGATATATTCGCGCCCGTTTATGCCCACAGCGGTGGGTAATGTTATTGTCTTTCCTGCCGCTGTGCAATCCACATCCACAAAGTAATAGGTTGAATCCAGAACAGTAGCGGCGGCGACCGATGTATAGGCAAAATTAAGGGACTTCGAGAAACTATTGACCGCAGACCATATATTTGCACCATTCAATAATCCGGCATTCACAGAGGAAACTGTTGCAATCCATTTTTCTAAAGTTGCGTCATAGATCATAATAACGATCTGATAGGTATCGGTCAAAACAATATCAACCGATCCAGGGCATTTTATATTCCCTGTCCCGTGTTTGATCGTGATATCCCTGGCATCATTCGCCTGTCTCAAGAAAAGGATAAATCCATCCTCTGTATCTGATGAACCAATCGTATCAAGATCGTCTGTTGCAGCATCCCCCTGTGTATCAATAATGTGCCAGTTTTGGGTAGGAGTAATAACCCCACTCGAAATGGTAAGTTCTGATCCGGTTGCAAATTTCAGACTTCCGTCACCGGCTAATGCCTTTGCCAACCTGGTAACAACATCAGTTGCAGTTCCAGCTGGATTCGCACCGAGTTCCGTTTCAATAGATGTTATTTCTGCATAGACCGGATTGATATCAGTCGATGTCATTTCGGTTACATTATCCGTAACCTCTGTGAATGTTTTTATCGCACCTGGAAAACTGGGGGTTAATGGCATAAGATTCTCCTATAAGATACCCGTACCGCAAACATTCTTGATTCCGGCATTATTTATTGTCATCAATTTTTTGCCGGGTTTCCTTGCATATTTAACAATATAATCCATCGATCCACCGTTATCTACCTTTTGCCCATCGCAAACAACAATATGTTCGTGTGTATTTGCAGCTTTCCAATAACCTCTTGAATATCTAGAAGAGATACCGATGCGGTTATCTACTTTCAATATATAGGCGTTTGCCGTACCTAGTAGATATCCAACCCACGAATCACCGCCAATTGTCCAATATTCAGCATAATAACCTCTAAGCATGCCAATTGACCAATGTTGCCACGTCGGTTCCCAAGAACGATCCAACCACGGCCCACCAAACCCCTCTACGCAGTAGTAATTTCCTACTACCAATCCTGAAACAGTTGCCCCATTATCATCTGCAACTGGGATACTTCCTGAAACAAGTTCATCACCTGGACTGTAATCTGACAACGAATCAATCCAAATTCTGAACCCTGCCACTTCGACGGCATCCGTCGGGGAAAAAATTACATTCCGTTGGTAATTGGATATATTAGTAATCACACCACTGCATACCACGCTTTTATCCGCTCGTATCGCATCCACGTGCCACCAGGCATTCATTACTTCATAAGTTTGTACGCCACTATCGTTCATATACGACCAACTGCCCCATATGATCAATGTTGATTTGTTCATCGCATTTGATGCACGTAATGTGCATGGGTACCAGATGAATGATTCCTTTGCATCAAAATTATCTGTCTCGTTTGTCAATCTATTTTTTGTAAATGTAACATTGATTGCATTTGTTTGATCGGCATCAGTCCGCAAACAAGCATTGGTCAAATCTAGATCATAAGGATCAATGACTGGAGAATTGTTATCAGGAATCCACGGGTCGATCCACGAGGGAATATCCTCAAAGGGCACGTCCGGTAACGCACCCGGATAAAATGGGTCGGGTGTTATTATCGTACTGTCATATAAGACATTCTGCAAATAAAGGGTCGTCACAGCATTTTGACCGGTATCGCTCAACCATTTTTCGCGGATACCAGCCACTGTATAGGTATCATCAATGCCGAGGGTTGCCGAAGTAAGGTTGATTTTATCGTATAGGTCTATCGCATATTGAACCGATGGATATTGTTGGATTTGAATTATCGGGTCTTTATGTGGGTCTTTCAAATGATTATTCAATATACTTGCATAGGCAGCCGCATAGGAACGGTCTTGCAACCACGGATTATCCAGTGTAAATGATCGCGGCCCATATTTCAGGATGCTTGTAGAATCCGAGGCCGTTTTTGATTCCGGGGCGGATACTATCGCACTCCCTACGAGGAATAATCCCAAAAGGTAAGCCGTTCCTGTCCCATTATAAGTTACGGATAATGTGCAATTGGTGGATGTTATATCTGATTTGGTTACGGTAAAGTTATCGGATACATCGTTTCCGGTTCCATCAATGGCGGTATTTGCCTTCAAATATTCAATTGAAAGTCCATCAGATGATTTGAATGTTGCCCCAAAAGATTTGGTCTGGCCAGCGGTAAACGTTTCGATACCTGCCATAGTCCAGACGTTTGATTCAGGGCGTTTTCCTTTTCGGTTGGCAATGATCTTGATCTTATTTCGTACAGTTTCCCACGGTTGGGATATCCTGATCTCTCTCAAAAGAATAGATTCATCTATATCATGGCTTGTTGTAATCAGATAGTTAACCGGATAGAATATAGCCTTACCATAACGATCAATAAAGAATGTACCCAGATTAGCCTCTGCCAGTTGTTGAATAATACTCAATGATGAACCTGAACCGGGCTCGAATACCTGCAATGGTTGGAACGAGGGTTGGATATTACGTTGGTAGGGCCAATTCACGAATGACAGAACAAGATTTATGGCATCAAAGGTCATCCTTGAATAGATCACGCCACTCGAATATTCTGCATCCTCCAACCAGCGCATACCGTCTTCAGCGGTTATGGTAACTTCTTTCGAATCAGCAGAGGGTTGCAAATCAGTGATATGCCCCGTGAATCGTACTTCTGTCTTTTTTGTTGCAACAATGTAGGCAAGGATTTGTATCTTCCTGCCAGGCAATATATCCCCATAAAGAGGACTATCGACATTGTAGGGGTTATAACGACCATTCGAATTATCAAAAACGAGGGTTGCCTTGCCGGGTTGCATCTTTTCAAATCCAGATCCACTTGGATTTAGATAATGTTCCCGTCCCCGATTAATATCAATCTGGCGGATATAGGCATTCTCGTTTATTGCACCATTGCCAGTCCAATCAATATTTATGATCCAGACTATTTCTCCGGAAAAAGGAACAGATACCACGCCGCCGCCACCGGCTTGTCCCCAGAGCGTACCACTTCCCCAACGGTAGCCAGTTCCCCACTTTGCCATTAGACAGCACCCCGCATGGCATTACGGATAATCGGCCCGAGCTTGGTTTGTAGTTCAAATTCATCGGCAAGCGAAATCATAGGGGAATAAACAAGAGTTACTCCACCAGAACTACCGTTAGGAAGTATAGAACCATTACTGGAAGGAATAAACACTTCGGGTCCGCGTTCACCAACTATATAAGGACTACCGCCCGATACCGATCCCCCAGATGCTCGGCCGGGAAGCTTGACATTCTTGACAATGTTATATCCATTCAGTGCATTTAGAAATTCCAAGAACTTACCATTGGCTGCCGCCTGTTGAAACATTTGAACCAACATTACAATAAATTGATACAGTTTATATACCGCATATCCTACGGCGACAATGGCCGCGCCGACAGCAACAAATGGCCCAATGGCTGCCCATGTTGAAATTGCCAGTCCTTTCATGGCAAGGGCAGCCTCTCCAATTTTTGGGCCGATACCCCCGATATTATTCAGGATAATAAATACATTTGCCAACCCATCAATTATTCCAGTGCTTGCCATTGATCCTATGGCTAAAGTAAAATCCTGCATCGGCTTTGGTAATTTCTGAAAAATGGATAATAATTTGTCAGCAGCGGCGAATCGTATACTTTGAACACTATCATTGAAATTATCGAGGGCATTCTTGGCCAATATCATCCTATTTCTTTTTTCTTCATCGACGATCAAACTTGCCTGAATACTGGCACTCATTTCCTGAATTTTGGTTGGCCCCATTTCCAGGATTTTCATCATCTCAGTTCCGTTTCTACCAAAACGCTCAAGAGCAAAATTAGTTCTTTCTATCCCTTCGGGTAGGGCAAGATATTGATTTGACAATGCTGCCAGAGTATCAATATTTACCTTTTCAATATTTCCACCAGATAGATCGCTTTGTGATTTTGCTATTTCAGATTTCATAGAAGCGAATTGTTTGGCATAAGCCTCTGCCGCATACTTAGCCTGGCGGTCAAAACTTTCCTTTGCTGATTGTTCCTGTTTTTTTTGTTCTTCCTGTATTGCAAGAGTTTGTTTTTTGTATTCAAAATTTTCTTCTTGAATACGTTTTTTCGCTAATTCTAGTTTTTGATCCTGTTCTCGTTTGGCTCTTTCTTCTGATTGTTGTGCGTCCCTGATAGCTCTGTTTCTGCGTTTACTGTAATCCGCGTCGAGTTCAGAAATGCGCTCCTTGATATTATTCGATTGACTTTCTGAATCAGCCTTGCTCAAATCTTTGATTAAACCTTCTCGATTGTCTGCATAATCCTGATCCATATCCGATAATTTATCGTTCAACTCCTGTTTATTATCAGACATTTCGTCGGTGAAATCTTGTTCCATTGATTTAATTGATTGTCGTAGATCACTCAATCTATTCGCATGTGTTTCAATCAAAGAAGTCAGTTTATCAGAAGCATTACTGGCGATATCCACAAGAGAATTACTCAAATCCTCCTGTGATTTTTTTTGTTCATCCGCATATTTACTAGCAACTTCTCCCATTTTTGCTGAATTTTCTTCAGTCTTTTCAAGATATTGGGAATATGATCTCAGTGATGTACTCAGATTATCATAAGATAATGACAGATCGTCGGCAAATTGAATCATGCGGCTAGCTTCATCATTCTGCATACCGCTCAATCTAGAAAGTTGATCGACTTCATCGCCATAGGCAATATAATCTTTTGTCAGATCGCCAATAGCCGAAGATACACCCTTCAAGGATTTTGCAATCCCGGCGATTATATTTGATGCCTTATCAGATGCCGTTATGACAACATTAACTTCATTGTCTGCCATTGGTCAACCTTTTCATGCATTCTGCCTCCGCTATTCCGGTATGGTATTTAAATAAATTCCATCGGTTCAACCATTTCTTGCGGGCAGTTATACCCATTTCTCCGGTAATAATCCACGGGGGTGTTCCCCATTCGTTAGCGGCAATTAGTATATTTACCCAATCCGGGGGAATCGGAGGCGGGTTTTGGGATGATTGTGCCCATGCAATTATCCGCCTCCGGTCGTAGGGTTTACGTTTCCCAATTCTGCAACCTTGTCCACAAATTGTTGGAAAACTGATTTCATCTCGGATGTTTTCAACTTGCCTAACATTTCCATTGCTTCAGTTTTTTCAATCCCAACAACAAATAAAGACATAATTTCACGTGCCTCGTGATAATTAACGCTTTTGTTGTTAGGTTCAAATACTTCCCATTGTTCCCACGTCAATTGATCCAATGCTTCAGCTGTAATATTTAGATTTATCATGGCATCACACTCACTTCATTGACTACGATAATAGACGCGAACAGCGCGGCGGTTGAATTATATCTGGCGATAAAGTGACCGGTCACAACATCGTTCCCGTCAACTTCGTCGATCTTCTCAAACGAATCCCATTTACCAGCCAGATTTATCTTCATGGTCTTATAGGTATATAGAGCCCCCGCCGTAGCGACTGCGTTGCCTGGAACCAGGATTTGTAATAACCGGGCGGTTTTGTTTCTCCATGCAGCCTTTTCTGCTGTTGCAGTCGCATTATGTTCAAAGGTAATATCCAACTTTATTTCTGGCTGTACCTGTTTTATGAATGATAGATCAAGGCGGCCGGAACCCGTATAAACAGACTGCCAACCCGTAGTAGCATTCAAATCAGCACTTATCAAAGTATTGCTAATCAGAGTAGTTCCGATAGTGTCCGAACTGGCATCAATATAAAGACTGGATTTGCTGAATAGCATTTCTTCAACAATTGGAATGGTTACAGTTGCAAATCCGTCTGAATCACTGGCAACTTCACGACCTTCCCAGGTTGATTTTATCTTCCATGCTTCACCGGCTGTTCCTGATAGAGTGAATTCTTTTACAAACCCAAAACTAAACTTTTCGACTTCGTTGTTATCACCACACTTAAATGAATAAGTCTGTAGATCGGAGGATTCGGCAATTGTCGCGCCCGTCGTTGGTTCTGTATAAGTTCGAATATAGTCGGAGCCAGTATCCGTTGTGAGGATAGAATTTCGAATACCCGCATCAAGAATATGGGGCAATTGTTCAAATGTTGCTTCAATTGCATCCATCTCAAGGGTTGCCGATAATTTCGGAAAATATTGTCGATCCGTTCCGGATAGAATACCAATATCCTCTTCTGGCCATACGCTTTCACGCGAATCCTGTAGAGTACCCAGGCCACGCCATACCGAAAAATCGGTGGTAGCCGTTCCTTGTGTCGTTTCCCTACTCATCTGAATTTGACGTAATGCTTTAATTCCGTTCGTCATTTATTACCTCCTTAACCTTTTCTTTTACCGATAATTTTTCTATATATAAACCACTGGCAAGTAATCTTTCTTTGCCATAAATTTTTACTTCAGCGATAGTTAAATTCCTAGCGGGTACGCCGGGAATAAATCCGTGTCCGAGATATTTCATATTACCTCCGTTGCTTTAATCAATCCCATACCAATAAGGTCTGATATTACTTTGTGATCGATCATGTTTCCAATATGACGGCTATACCGCTTTGCCGTAGTTAACTGTAAAAGTCCGGCATTATCAACAGCGATATCGAACGGTTTCTCATTAGCCATTGCATCATTGCATCTTTCAAGGAACGGAACGATTACACCAACCCGAGCCATAAACTGGCAGTGATGTGCGTAACAATATGCTTGCAATCCCTTGTATGTCACCCGATAATCCTTGTCGTCTTTTGCATAGTTGAGATGCCAATCATAATCACGTTCAACGGATGTGCAGAAATCGCGTTCCTCTTCCTCGGTGACAAATATGCCGACTTCCAATTTCCCATTATTGGCTGCCCATTCTTTGGTAGACGAGCATCCCCAACGACCCTGTGTGCGCACGGGATAACAGGATACTTTTCCAACCTCAGGAAACGATTCCAATAATTTTTGTGAAGCGTCCCACCAGCCTGGGAAGAACAGCATGTCATCATCACTCAATGCCATGATCGCGTCAGTCCGTACCATACGGAACAATGCTGCCCTTGCGCTAGACTTGCCGATGTTCGGAGATAGTATCAATGTCTCAGGCTTGTATTCATCCCGCAACCAATCAGTTAAATAGGCGCATGATCCATTATCCCAGACCATGACAGGGATACCCGGCGCACCGTTCCGCATACTTGTAAGACATGCCTTGATAACGTCAAGGCGATATTGATGATACCCAGACCGATTAGGCAAATGGGTAATAACCGACATTATCCTTGTCGGCAATTCAGGAACTTTATCAGCACGTAATGGGTTATGCCCTATTCTCAATGGCCGCCTCCATAACTTCCTTGCTGGCTTCGCCACCTGCCATGCGTACCAATTCATCCAGTTTTGCCATGAGATATTTATTCTCTTTTGCGGCTCCATCAAATAGACCGACCTTGATAGATTCCTGTACATATTTGGCAACTGCCTCAACAAATTGATCCATGCGGTTCTTTTTCTTTGCGGCATTGCCGGTATTCAATACTATCTGGAAACTTTGCTCACATTTCTTTCCAAGATCAGTAGCAGTAATAATTGCCAGGTCTCGGTCTTTCACGAAAGTGGCTGCGGAGAATTCAAACTCTTGCCTTGAGAATAAATGATCTCCGGTTGCAGCAATTTGAACATCCGCTTTTTTCTTATAGCGGATTATTTCCTGTTGTGCACCGCGTTGCAGTCCAAAGTTTGCCCCAAGTTCTGACTGTTTCTGTAACAGATCAATCAGTTCCTTGTGGTTAAGTCCGGTCTTCAGATAACCGACGATCAGATCGTTCGCTCGTTCACAAGCCTCGTTGTAAACCCTAAAAGCCTCTTTTAGAGGTATATCGATTTCCTTGATCCGTTCATCAAAGAACTTGTACGGGAACTTGATATCACCCTCATAGCCATAAAGCGGACAGTCTAATAGATTCCCGTGAAAGTCTACTTCAACGCCAGCTCCCTGTGCAAGTCCGACCCAGTAAGCAACGCCCGGTCTTTGGTGTTGGTATTCGGTATTAGTTTCCATCTCCACACCGTAAATCTCAATGCGTTCGTACCCTTCAACAATTCCAAAGGCAATAGAATAGGCAGCGGATGAAGTCAGATAGCGATGACCGAGTTTCAACACTTCATCCAATGGGTATTGTCGTGACATGGGAACGTCATCGTATTGTTCCTGCATCAAAATGATAGGAGTTTTCCCAGATTTCAACCAATTGTAATGATTAGGATCGTTCCTGTTGCCCGGATTACGGAAGATAACTGGCAAGTGCATTTGCATGACATAATCAGCGCGTTTGCACCAATCCATCTTCATGGCTTCATTGAACACAACAATGTCACAATCTTCGCGCGTCCAATCGAATTGATCACGAGTTCGGGGGTGCGAACCCATAACAATAAGAGTATTTTTCATGGGGTTACCGTAGGAGAAAGTAGGTTTAATTTTACAGGAATGGTGAATGATACCATTTGGGTAATAATTGAATCCCATTCAGCAGGACCGACCGTGAATGTTACCGGATAGATGATCGTGCTTGCTGAACTGGCTAGAGTTGGATCACCTCCTAATCTTTGAATGAAATCAGGAATAAAGGTGTCAATCTTCTGGTATGTCAATCTTAAAACATTTCTGTCAAAATGAACTTCGGTCATAATATTTACAATAAGTTTTGTGTCCGTTGCATTCATCTGTGTTACATTACCACCGGATAAATGGGTGATAGCCAACGGCAAAATACTGGCATCGTCCGTAGGGTAATCCGGCGCATTCTTTAGCGTGTTTACACCGTCAAAAGTTGTTGCTTTTGCAATTGTCTGTATTCTCTGGATAGTGGTATCTATAATGCTCATACCATGTTCCCTAATTTGTAACTTTGCAGGATAAT